TGTGGGTGCGCGAGACCTTTGTCGCGTATGGCCGCTGGGACACGCGTTATGACGAGAAGAGGCAACGCGACGAGTGGCGCTTCGCCGACATGACCCGGGAATGCGGTCTTTCATATCGGTACGCGGCCGACAATCCGGCCGTGCAGGTGGAAAAGGGGCGTTCCGCGACGCCGGGCTGGTACATGCGTCCGGCACTGTTCATGCCGCGTGCTGCGAGCCGTATCCGGCTGGAAGTCGTGTCGGTGCGGGTCGAGCGCTTGCAGTCCATCAGCGAGCACGATGCGGTCGCCGAAGGCGTCGAGCGTGGCTTCGGCAACCCGGTCGACAGCTACCGCTCGCTGTGGGAGCGGATCAACGGTACCGGCAGCTGGGACGCCAACCCGCTGATATGGGTGGTCGAGTTCAGGAGGAGAGAAGCGTAGTCGAACGCCAAAATGACAAAGGGTTGCAGCGACTACGCTTGCAACCCTTTGCTTTTACTGCTGAATTCTTGGGGTGGCTGATGGGACTCGAACCCACGACAACAGGAATCACAATCCGATGCCCAAAAGCATCTAAGTAATTGATTTTCCTAAAGGTGCGGATGAATTCTTTGGAAGATCGACGCCGCTGAAACCCGCATGAATGCTTGGCCCTTACGGGCATCTTCCAAAGAAATAGGGCCGTCGCCCGGTACGCGATTTTACATTGGCTCGATCATCACCGACCACTCCTGCACGTACGCCGGGCCGTCGTCGCCCTGCGGCCGCTCCTCGCCCCTGAATAGCATTCCGCCCGTATGCATGGCGATGAGGCGGGCTTCGTAGAGGTCCGGCAGCAACCCTGGCCCGACCTGGGAATCGTGCCGCCGGACCTGAAGGACGTAGGTTGACCGCACTGCGGCGAGCGTGAGCGCGCCTTCGACGGCTGGCATCTGGTTGATCTCGCGGTTCGACAGGCGCCGCCCATGGTCGCGCAGGCGCTTCACTTTTCCGTACATGCTGATGTTGAAAATACTGTATGAGCGTACAGTATAACGGCTGACCAGCCGCAACCTGCCGGCGGTGCGCCTACCGTATGATCGGCGCATGGAACTGAGCCGCCCGAACACCGAACTTGCCGCCGCAGTCGACCACGCGCTGACCATGGGCGACGTGCGCGCCGCGGCCGCCTACCTGGCCGACCACGGCGCGGGCTTCGCGCTCATCTGCCGGGTGCTGGCTGAGCCGGCGCGGCGTCGGCCGGGAGCGACGACGGAGGCGCCGGCCACACCTGGTGCACGTACCCGCCTTCCGTCGTCCGCATGACGAGCTGCTGCTCGGTCGGCGTGATGACGTGGAAGTCCATCACACCCCTGCCATCTTGCTGATCGTCTCGTCCTTCTCGCGCGAGCTGCGCGAGCTGCCGAATTCGAAGGCGAAATAATCCTTCAGACAGGACCCCAGAATGCCGGCAATGGTGGACAGGATGCCGACCGCTTCGCCCGGCATCTGGCCCTTGAACTGGACCAGCACATAGAGGCAGGCAATCAGCCCGACGACGACTGCCATCACGGCCATGTCGGCGCGGTAGTTGTGGCCGGCATTCATCTTGCGCACTTCCGTGTCGTGCGCGCGTGCGTCGACGCGGTCTGCCAGATAAGCCTTCTCGAGATCGACCTGCTGGGCGCCTACGGCCTGGCGGAACTCCAGCACCTTGTTCGGATCGGCCTGGATGGCCGCCAGCGCGGCCTCGCCGGTGTCGGCGCCGGTGACGGTCTTGGCAATGTCGACGACCTTGCCGGCGACGTCCGCCGCCTTATCGCTGCCGGTGAGGAGTTTGACCAGGGACGGCGCGAACTGCGCAAGCGCCATGGCGATCGTAATCGGGTCCATCAAAATTCTCCTTTACGCATGAGTTCGGCCAGGCGGCGGGCGCGATCGCCGACCTGCTTGGCCCATTTCGAATCCAGCATCTCGGCGGCCGCCTCGGTGTAGCGGCCGGCGCGCGCGTGGTCCAGCATGTTCACGAAGAGCAGCAGGCGCTTGATGCCCAGGTTGAAGCACATGTTGGCCAGCACGTTCTGGCGCGCCTCCGACAGTTGCCGCCACCACGGGATAAAGCGGTCGAGATCCTTTTCCGCCAGATCGATATCGTTCTTGAGCATCAGGGCGATTTCGTCGTCGAAGAAAGGACGGTCGGTCAGGTTGCGGCCGACGCCGCCCGTCAGCTTGCCGACGGTGTCGATGTAGACCAGCGCGCGCCGGCCCTCGTCGATGGTGAGCTGTGCAGCGAGTTTTTCACGGTTCATGGTCAGGCCTTCAGGTGAGAAAGAATCCAGGTCAGGCCGCTGCCGATTGAGCCGGCGGCACCGCCGATCAGCATCAGCGTGCGCCAGCCGCCGCGGGCTTCCGCCAGCTGCGCGAGCACCTTGTCCAGCTTTTCGTTCTGCAGGGTGTTGGTGGCGCGCAGGTCGGATACTGCGACCTTCAAATACGTGACTTCGACCTGCAGAGCAGCCAGGGCGATGGCGTTTTGTTGTTCAGTCATGGAGGTGGTCATTGGTTGGCCTCATGCGGTCTTCACGATCACGACAGCGCGGCCGTCGGCCTCGACCGTGATGACCTTGCCGACGGCGCGCATGTAGTTCGTCAGCGTCATATCCGCTTCGTTCATGGGCACGCCCTTGATGCCGTCGCCGTCCTGCACGGGCACGATGTACTGGCCCGGCTGGGCGCCGTACACGTTGACCGGCACTCGGCCAGCAAATGCGATCCGGTCGACCGTGGCGCGCACCGCTTCGTGGTCCTCATCGTATTTCTTGGCGTCCGCTTCCCAGTCCTGCATGGCGGCCTTGTAATCGGCGCGCAGCTTGTCGATCAAGGCGGCATATGCAGCGCGGTCGGCCTCTTCCTGCGCGGCCACGGCCTTCCAGTTTTCCAGCGCCTTTTCGAAGTTCTCCATGCGCTTTGCGTCCACGTCCGGAATGCCGAGTTCTTCAGGCGGGTACGGCGTGCGGCCTGCCGTGATGCCTTCGTAATCCGGTTCGACGTACACGGGTTCGACGGGACGCAGGCCGAGATCGGCCGCCCACGTGTCGCCGCCGACGTAGGACGGGTCAGTCGACTTAGTGGCGAACGTGACGGAATCCGCGAAACGATCCGTGATTTCGCCGTTGGCCGTCACACCGACAATCTGACCTTTCGCAATCGTGCCCACGCCGGGCGCCTTGCGTATATATTCGGCATAGTCGGCCCCGCTGGTGTTCACCGTGCCGGCCGCGTTGATCGAACGGCCATTGCTCGAGTGCTTGCCGGTGGCCAGTCCAGTGGGCGCACCGTTGATCGGCCCAGCGGTGACGTGCTGAAAGTAGGCGGCCGTCGTGCCCGCGCCCTGCAGCGTCAAGATCACGCCCGCCTCGGCCAGGCCAGGCTTGTTGATGATGTGCGACGAACCGGACGACACGCCCATGAAGCAGTTGCCGTTTGTGTCCATCCCGAAGCCACTCACGCCGCTCGGCGTGTTGACGCCGTACTGCGTGGCCGTGTAGCGCGTCGACCAGCCGAACCGGTTTTCCACCTTCCCGACCGGATCCTCGATGACGTAGTTCTTCGCACCGGCATCGGACACCGACGCGGTGCAGTTGTCGTTGTGGTTCGCGATCGCGTGGAACAGCTGGTACGTGTTGTCGGCGCTCTGCGCCTCGATCTGCGCTTGGAACAGCTCCAGGTAGTTGTGACCGATCTTCTCGCCCACGACGTTCGGGCCCAGCGTGATGCCGACGCCGACCTGCGCGCCGGCGGCGCCGCTGGAGCTCTGCAGCAGGTTCGCGAAGTACGAGTTCGCACCGCCCTTGTTTACCTTGATGGGCCGGTTCGACAGGATGTTGTTCCGGTGGAAGCGGCAGATTTGGAGACCCTGCGTGGTGGTCTCGGTAATGCCGTTGGCGAAGGCGAAGCCGGCGTCCCCGATGGTGTTGTTGTCGATCGTGTGCGCGTATGCGCCGGGCACAAACGCGCTCGTGACCGGATCGATGTCGGTCAACAGAATGCCGGTCCCGCCATTGTTCGATCCCGACAGCAGATAGCAGTCGTGGATATGAGCACGGCCGGCATAGACCCTGATCGGGGCCTGCGAGGCCGTCGACGGGCGGAAAATAATGTTCGACACCTCGCACTGCTGGTGCGCGATGCGCAGCATGTCGAACACGGCCAGGTCGGGCGCGGTGATATACGTGCCGTACCGGGACGCACCGCGAATGCGCATGCCCTTGCCGGTGGTGACGATCGGTTGCGAGATCCGATAGTTCCCGGGCGGCAGGATCACCTCGCCGGCGAACGTCGTGAAGCACGCCAGGGCATTCTGCAGTGCCGTAGTGACGTCGGTCGGGACGCCGTTGCGCACGTTGGCGATCTGGGCCGACGTCATGAAGTCGAACGCGCTCACGGAATCCCGGCCGCGATCGAGCAGCGTGCGCAGCTGGGCGCCAGCACCCGATGCATTGAAGCCGACGAGATTCGAGCCGGTCGGCGCGGCCAGCTGTGGCGAAATGTTCTGCAGACCGGCTGGGTCGGTGCTGTAGTTGTCGACCGGGTATCCGCTGACCTGCTGGCCCGCGGCGGTCTTCAGGTCGACCTTGTACGCGCCATCCCAGAAAATCGCGGCTTCGCCTTTCGCGTCCAATGTGATCGGCCACTGGTGCGGGACCGTGCCGGCGGCGTCCTGGTACACGGCTTTCGGCGTCGTCGTGCCGGCGGCATAGGTGTACAGCTTGCAGCCGGCCGCCGGCGTGCCGTCGTTGTTGTAGTAGCGCTGTCGGCCTTCCGGCATGAGGGTGGTGGTAGGCATCGGGTAGTCCTTATACGATGTCGGTTGCGGTGTACATGAAGGTCAGGCCGGCGCCCATGGCCTGGACTTTCCCGCCGGGGTTCAGGCCCTTGTTGATCAGTTCGAAGCACGGGTAGCTTTCGCCCGCGGCGATCGGGCGCGCCGAGATGTGCGTGATGACCGTGGTGCCGTCGGGCGCCACGAAAGCGACCGTGCCAGCGATGGGCGCGGCCGTCGTGTTGACCAGCGATGCGGATTTGATGATTCGTTTGGTCAGGGCGGGCACTGTCGTGCCCATGTCGGCCAGCGCCGCGCCCAACACCGCGCCGTCGAAGATGTACGGGTTGACTGCCATGGTGGTCCTTTCAGGTGTGGTTATGCGGTAGTGCTGTCGGTGATCAGTCCCAGTGCGGCCCATGCGGTCAGCGCGGATGCGAGCGCTGCATTGCCGCCGCGCGAGCCCGTAACGGTCGGTTTTCCAACGGGGGTGGCGCCGAAGAAGCCGATGCCCGTGCCGTTGACGGAGATCCGCGTTGTGTTCGTCGCGCGCAGCGAGATCGTCGATGCCGCGACGGTGAGCTGGACGTAGCCGGCAGCGACCCGGTCGTACGCCAGGATGCCGGTCGTGCCCGCGCCGAAGGCCGAGCCGTCCGAGTCGAACTCAAGGCCCTGTGCACCGTTGTTGGAGACGACGAACCGGTACGTGGGTGATCCCGTGCCGGCACTGAGGGTCGTGAACCTGCCGCTGTTGCGCGCGGTTGCGCCGATGGACGTGCCGTTGATCGTGCCGCCCGTGATGGCCACGGCATTCGCGTTCTGCCTGGCCATCGTGCCCAGCGACCCGAACGCGGCCGAATAGTCCGGGATCATGGCGATTTCCTTCCGGATGTCGTCCAGGACCCTGCGGTCAATCGACTGCGTCCACGTGAGCGCCGCCGCGACGTCCTTGGATCGGGTATCGGACGCTGCCGGCACGTCGACACCGAAGGCGGCCAGCGCGGCTAGGTCGTCCGACGACATTCCGTTCGGGCCGCCGATCCGCGCCAGCACGGCGGTCAGCGCGCGCGAGAATTCCGGCGTCATCAGCACGGTCCCGTCCGGCTGCACGTTGCCGATCGCCACGCGCGCCGGGAACAGGTTCAAGGTGTTCTTGCTCATCGCGTCAGGCCCTCCGCGTCCACTGCGGCGCCGAGGATGACGCGCTTCACCGGATCGGAAATCGAGATCTCAAATACGCGATCGCGACTGCTGCCCAGGCGCCGAAGACGTGCGCGCGCCTTGAACTCGGCGATGCGGCCCATCGACATCGTGCGCAGAGTGCTCCAGGTGTGCCCGCCGTCGTCCGACCAGCGAACCATCATCAGCGGGTCGCTGCCCTGGCCAGTGAGCAGGCCGACGCCCGCCTCGATGTCGACCTGCAGGCCGTGGTAGCGGATGCGCCGGTAATCGCCGTCGGCCACGTGCGCCGCCGCCCGCCGCGCCAGCAACGGGTTGCCGTCGTCGTCGTAGCAGTCCAGGTCCAGCGCGTACAGGTTGCCGTTCTCCCAGTCGCCGACCACGTGCTCGCCGCTCCAGAACATGTGGCAGTTGGCGCGGTGCCGGTTCAGCTGGCCGTCGCTCGGGTCGAGCCATGCGCGCTCGTGCCAGAGCTGAGCTTTCACGCCGTAGACCCATGTCGCGTTCGCGCTGGGGAAGCTCAGCACATAGTGCGTTTCGCCTTCCTGCGTATAGGCGAAGGCTCGGGCATCCGAGATGTCGCCGTAGCTCTGGATCGCGCGCTCGATGCCGTCGTGGGACACGCGCACGGGCGAGTAGCCGTTCAGGCGCCAGACGGTGCCCTGGCCGGTCTTGTCCTCGCCCAGCCAGAACACGCTGTTGTCCAGGTCGGCCACCGAGTGCGGCGCGCAGCAGCCCTGTTCGATGAGCGCGTTGCCGTCGCGTGTATACGGGAAGTCGGCCTCGCCGGTGTAGCTCCACACCTCGGTCACGGTCCGTTTGAACAGCAGCAGCTGGCCGTGGTTGACGATATGGGAGACGATAGGCTCGGCGTTGCTGTCCGCCGCGGCGAAGTCGAGCGCGTCGAACGTCACCGAGCCGTCGGCCGCCGATATATAGAACTGGAACGTGCCGGGGCGGTCGAGGATGAAGGCGTTGTTCGCGTAGTCGACGCGCTGCCCGCCGTAGAACGCCTCGTCATCGATACGCGCCAGGGTGTTCGTGCCCAGGTTCAGCTGGTACCCGTTCGGGCCTGTCCCGAGCAGGGCGATGTTGCCGTTGTCCTTGATCGACACGGGGGTGTCGAGCGCGTCGATCGCGCCCACCAGCGTTGGCGTGAAGTCCGCGGCCACACGGTAGACGTTGGAGCCCGCCACAGCGATGGCGTCGCCGACCGACGGCCGGTACAGCGCACGGATGCCGCCGCCCACCAGCGTCGCCAGTCGGCGCAGGCCCGGCGTGCCGAACAGCGCACGCACGGACTTGGCGTTTCCAGATTCGCCCAGCACCGGGTACAGATTGATGCAGCACTGGGCGTCAAGGTTCAGCGAGCGCGACTGGTACGCGCCGCCCACGAATGGAATCTGCATGAGGTTTGGTCGTAAAAAAGCCCGCGGGTGCGGGCTGGTGATATGCTGCGAAACTTAGTCAGGAGGAAACATGCACTACGACCCGATCCAACTGGGCGCGCTGCTCGCCTACGTCATCAATGCGTGGCTCGCCGCGCGCCGCAACCGCTGATCAGCGCTTCTCGTCGTCCTCGCCGCCCATGAGCAGCGCCGGGGAGAGCATCAGGCCGCTACCTTCGAGCTGCAGCGGTTCGCGCGTGCGTTGGCCGACCGGCAGGGCGTTCGGAGCCGTCAGGGCTTTCTTCGACTGCATCCCGATCACGATGTTTTCCGCAGGTTCTTGAATCGCCATGCGGGCAAACGGAATCTTCGACAGCACAGGGCTGCTGATGATGCGATCGAGGATTCCGTAGATGCCGGCCGCGCTGTTGGAGCGGTTCACCGCAGAGCCGACCGGGTCCTTCTGCTCGTAGGCCGCGACGCGTCCGACCGCCTTCAGCCGGTCGATTTCCTCCGGCGTGAAGAACATTCGCAACTTGCGCTCGCCGATCGCGTCGAATGCCTTGTTGAACCCTGATTGGCTGAAGGTGCCGACTTCGTCGCTCGCGCCATTCAGCGCTTCCGATTTCAGGTACCGGGCGATCTGCCCGCGCACCGCGCCCATTGCCTCCGGACTCGATTTGATGGATTGGCGGAGAGCGGCCAGGCCCGCGACGCTGGCCTTATTGCCGCTGCCGACGATGAACTGCTGTACGAACTTGTCGGGTTCCACGCCGTCCTCGACGGCCTGCAATGCCGGGGTGCGCTCGACGATCTGGCGCCACGAGCGGTTCATGCGGCGCGCCTTATTGAAGGCGTCGATGGCCTCCTGGCCGAGGCTCGGGGCCTGACCTTCCGCCAGTTGACCGCCGGCTGCCACGAGCTGATTCCCGCCGTTGATCGGCGTCGGCGCGGCTCCCATCAGCGGTGTCTCATCCAGCGCCTGGCGCACGAGGCCCAGGGCGTGCCGGACATTGCCGTCCGAGCTGTTGCGCTGGATCCGTCCGATGCCCGTCTTGAATTGCTCGGCAATCTCGGCCGTCAATGGAATCTCTCCGCTGGCGAAGCCGTTGAGCTTGTTGCGGATGTCCGGCGTCAGGAAGCTTTCAACGTTCGCTTCGTGGAGCAGGTCACCGGCGCGCTGCGTGAAGGCGTAGTGGTCCAGCGCTGCGCTGCGTCCGGCGCTGTCGCGAGCCTTGTCGTACAGGTTGCTGATGATCTGGTCCGCTCGTGCGCCGCGCTGCTTCAGGGCGCCGATCACCTTCTCGGCGCCGGCGATGGCATCGTCCGACGTGTTCGCGCCGGTTTCGTTCATCAGCGCGATCAGGCGGCTGTTGTTTTCGTTCCTGATGCTGCCCAGCTGCTGCGCGGCCTTGTCCTTGCTGTTTGCGCCAACCCGCATCAGGTTCTCTTCCTGCGTGTACGTCGCCGGATCACGCGTGAGCTTGCCTACCGTCGGCGTCGCACCCGTCACGCGGTAGTCGACGAGGCGACGCAGCGCGTCCACGTCCAGGTTGTCGCTCACCTTCAGGGCTTGAGCGACGTCGGCGCGAATGCCTTGCTGCACGCTCGGTGCCAGTTTGCCGAAGTCGACCCCCGAGTCCTGCATGGCGCGGTTGATCTGGATTTCGATCTGCGTGCCCGTCGGTTCCGGACGATTCATCATCTGGCGCAGCCCGACGCCGGCGCGCTGGGCGCCAGCCATCGCAGCGGGCGCGGCGATGCCGGCTGCGAGCGACGCCAGCGTTTGCGAGGTGGCGTCGCCGCCGGTCTCGCGCGTGTAGCCGCCCGCAGCGCCAGCAGCGCCGGCCGAGGCCAGTTGCTGTAGCGGGTTCGCGGCAAGAACTGGCGCGACTTGCGAAACCGTGTTCGCGACGCTATTGGTCATATTCGCGAGTCGACCAGGGGCTGCCGCGCCGCTCAACATCTGCTGGGCACGCGAAGCGAGCACCGCATCAGCTGCGGCCTTTGCTTTGCTTGCCACCCCAAGCGGCACCGCGCTGCCAGCAAGCATGCGCGTGGCGTCGCCGACCACGCGCTCATTCGCGTTCTCGGGCTCGGGCAGGTGCGCCAAGTCGGCCAACGCCTTGCCGGTGTTCGCCGTTGGCTTGTTGCCCAGAATAGGCGCTGCCAGCGTGCGTAGCGGGTTGCCGACCAGAGCGTCAAACGTACCGCCCAAGCCTTCCAGGCCGTATCGAGCGGTCAGGCCGATCTGGCGCGGTACATCGTGGATCGCATCGTTCAGCTGCTCACCGAAGCCTTTTGCCGGAGGCGCCGGCTTGGCAGCGGCCAGCTGGGACTGCAGCATCTGGAACGCCTGCTGCTCGGTCGCGCCGTCCGGGCCGTTCACGGTGTACTGTTTGCCATCCGGGGAGGTGAATTTGAAAGTTGGCATGTCAATGAGCCTCGACGGACCAGCCTGCAGGCAGGCCATTGTTTTGCGGCGTTGCCCCGGCTGCCAGAACCCCAGCAGCTTTCGCCGCGCCCGGACCAGAACGGACCTTCAGGGATTCAATGTACAGAGGGATAGAGTCCATTTTTTGCTTGATGTTCTCGTCTTTGTCCCCCCACACAGGCGTGAGCTCGCGCACCTTTTGCAACGCTTCTTCCTTGTTCACGCCAGCGCCAGTCGCAGCGCGCAGCAGCGCCTCGGAAAGTGACGACGCGGCCTGCAGGAACCTCTGACGATCAGCATTACGCCAGGAGTTGGCCGCTGCGTCACCCATCCCGAACGGAAGTGTCGATATCGCGGTCTCGATGCGACCAGGCTTCGCAGCGTCGGTGAGGTTGCCGTTCTTGCCCAAGCCTACCGCCTGCATGTTCTTCCACGCGTTCTCGGCCTGCACCAGCCAGCCGGTGGCTTTGGCCTGGTCCTCGGTCATTTTCTGGCCGCCCTGGAGGGGCTTGCCGTCGACACCAAGGACCGGCCGAGCGGTACCGTCTCGCTTATCGACGAGCACGCCGCGCTCAGCGTCGTACTGCGTTTGCGGTGTGGTCGCTTCGCGCTTTTCCCGATCCTGCGCCACCTTGAGCTGGCCTCGTGACACAGCCAATTGGCCGGCCGAATTCTGCTCGACGGCGCCATTGTGACGCGCGGTCTCGTTTGCCTGCACGATGTCCTTTGCCGACATGATCCGTTGCAGCATGCCGATCTGCCATTTCGGGAAGTCGGCTGGGTTCTGCGGGATGGTGGCGCGCACCGCAGCCGCAGATTCTGGAGTCAGGTCGCCGGCCTTCTCGTGGGTTTCCAGGCTCGCCAGAGCCTCCTGCGGCGACTTGAAGGCGGCGATGTCGACGATTGCACGCTGTCGTTTTTCCTCGCGCTGCTTATCGGTCAGGCCCGCCGTTTCAGCGTCGGCCTTCTTGGTCTTGGCTTTGGTTTCGGCAACGTCGGCGGCCACCTTGTCGGCGTCGGCGAAGGATTTCTGAATCCCCGGCAGCCTGGAACCCAGTCCCGCACCCGCGACGCCGCTGTACAGCTTCGTGCGATCGAGCGAACCGTCGGCGCCTACCGCGCCCTTGTACAGATCGTTGAGACGCGCGCTATCGGATACCTCACGCTGCTTTTCACCGTACATGAGATCTGCCAGGCGACTCTGGTTCTGGGTCTGCTGGATCTGCTGCACCTGCATGTATTGCTCGAGCGGATTTGCCACTTGGACCGGCTTCAGGTTCATGACGATATTCGGGTCGATTGGCATGTCTTATCCTCCACCGTAGAGTTGGGC